ATCTTCTACCAATTCTTTGAGCTTTTCAATCTGTGTTTCTGCCAGACCTGATGCATGCTCACGAACGATTGCGTCACGCTTGTATGATTCAAGTTGTCCTGACATTTCGATTGACTTAGCAGTAGTTTCGTTAAGGGCTTCCTCAAGTTCCTCAACTTCACCAGCAAGTTGATCTACAAGATCTACCTTACCTTCTGGTACTTCAATATAAGACTCTTCAAACAAGTCTTTCAACTTGCCCATGAATGTCTCAGAGATTTCTGTACGCAGACCTGCCTGTACAGCTACTTTGTTATCTTCCATCCAGCTCTCAACTACGTAGTTAAGATATGAATCGACCTTTTCAACGAGATCTGCTTTAGTTGAATCAACAGCTTCAGCAAGTTCTTCGTTGTATTTCTCTTCGAGACGATCAATCTCTTCAGAAAGCTTTGACTTAATTGCAGCTTCAAAAATGATTTCTGCTTTTGCTTTAAAGTCTTCTGACAGAGTTGCCTCTTCAGAAACAAGAGCATTGAGATCTTCTTTAAAGTCTGCCTGATAATCGATTTCAGCTGGAGCTTCGGTGAGTGCACCTTCTTCCATATCGACATCTTCAGCCATGATTTTACCATACATTGCCGCAAGATCTTCTTTCTTCATCTTGGACATTTTCATGTATGCAGCATTAATCATCCCGGCTTTTGTGCCAGGAAGTTTTTGCATTGGATCTTTCTTGTTTTGATCACCTTTACGCTTTGGCGCAGTTTTACCAGCATCGCTGGCAGCATCTACAGATGCAACTGACTGAGCTTCAGCATTTTTTGGATCGTGAGCTTCTTCCACGACTTCGTCCGTTACTTCGTCATGGAGTTCTACTTCCTGATCTTCAATCATTTGATCTTCAGTCATAAGTGACTCCTTTATTTAGATTTGAGTAACGAGAGGAAATTCTTAAACTCACGAACCTGTGTCTCATAGAGATCGGCTCGTGGAGCCTTTTTAATTTCAGTCTCAATTCTTTCAATAGCCTGAGCTTCAATGATGCCATTGTTCCATACCCATTCAACACCTTCCATTACTCCATTAACGAAAGCGCTAGGTGCAGATGGATCCTGTACAATATCGACCGCATTCAGAATAAAATCTGGTTTGACGATCATAGTACCACCACGATTTTCAAGACTTCCCATTCCACGAGTTGAGACGCCTAATTTGACACCGCCATCGAGTAGACCTTTAACAATCTGACCCATAGGAGTTTCCAAAATAGTCGCCTTACCCACAACATCATTGCCTGACCAATCAAGCTTTTCGATCTTGTGAGAAACTTTGTCAAGATTAACGGTCGGACCTTCAGGGTGATTTAACTCACCGACTGCTCGTCCTTTAGCAACTTGATCCTGCACGTATTTGTCCACTGCAGCTTCCATTACCATACGAGGATATATACGACCGTTACGATTCTTTTGTTCAGCTGACATGAATATACCTTCGATAGCATATTTCTTGCCACCATCTTTTGTAGCCTCAGTGATAACTTCAAGTGAGTCTTCGGTATATTCAGCTATCAGCTTCATTTTTTAATTACCTTTATAAATTCTGTTGCAGCTTTTTCAGCTTCTTGTTTTGTTCTATATCGATCTAATCTGTCACCATCAATATAAGCAACAAATCCATTTCGTTCTTTATAGACCATAACCTGTATTCTACCTAATTTCTTATTGACCACAACTTGGCCTTCAGGTTTTCTACCGGTTAATTCTCGTAATTCTGAAAAAGTTTTCATTTTACAATATTATTTATAAAAAAATGTTTTTTTAATTGAGTAAAAATTTACAATTATTCTTCATCTTCTAATTCGAGTCCGTCGTCATCATCATCGGCCTCGTCGACGTTATCTTCGACTTCGTCATCTTCCTCATCATCCTGTTCCTCGGATTCAGACTCCCCCTCTCCTTCAAGGTCAAGTTCGAGCTGGTCCTCTTCAGATGGATCGTCGAGTTCTTCTTCATCTTCGGCTCCGTTAAAGATAGTATCGGCCAGACGAATTTTTTCTTGCTCTAAAGCATCATCTACTTTAACACCCATTATATTACCAAATACTTTATTGGCGTTATTAAAATCTTGGTCAAGTGCATTCTGAATCAGATCAGTTACCTCAAAACTAGGTTCTATAATCTCTACGTTTTCTTCACTCATTATCATCTCCTACTGGCTTGAGTTCAAATTTTTGTGATGGAGCCTGTTGTTCTGGTTCTTCTTCTGGTTTTTCTTCAGATTCCCCATCAATTTCTTTTCTCATGTTTTCAACATCTTCGTCTGAAAGCATAAGAATATTCTTTTGAATCCATTCTTTTGAATAGTATTCACCTACATATTGTTGCACCATATCGAGAGTTTGTAGTCTCTCTCGTAATACTTCCATATCACGAAGTTCAGTAAAGTGATTATCACGAATATAGTCAACCGTAATATCGTTCTTCCAGTTTTCCCAATCTTCATCAGTACAAATACCTTTTAGTACTAACTGCTTTTTAAGAATGCCATAGAATAGATGAGAAAATCTCATACGAATTCTATCAATAAACTTTTGGAACTTTAATTCATCTCTATTAACTTCTGTAGATCTACCAAGGCTGAACTGTGCTTCTTGTTCCAAACGATTGATAGGAACATTTAATGAGCGATACACTTTTTTCTGGAAGAAAATGACATCGTCAATCTGACCTAAGTTTTCGCCACCAGGTAATGTTTCAATCGATGTACCAGTACCACCTTCACGTCTTGGCAACCAGAAATCTTCAAGCATTGACATATGCTTACGATCATCTCTGATCTCGCCAGTCTTAGCATCATATACGAGCTTATTACGGTACTTAGCCATAATATCTTTAAGATATTGTTCAGCTTTACCACGAGGTAAGTTACCTACATCAATATAAAAGATTCTACGTTCTGGAGCACGAGCCAAACGATAGATAACAAGTGCATCTTCCATCATTCGTAATTGATTAATTGGCTTCAATGCTTTGTGAATATATGAAATGATCTTTTTACGATCTTCAGAAAGCAGTCCAGATGTAACATAACTTACAGAGTCATTAGTCATCTTAACACCTGATGTAGATGAACCAGGTTTTTCTTGATATATAAAGAACTCTTCTGTTTTTTCTACAATCTGTGCACCAGTTACTGGATCTTTTTTCTTCTTAATCTTTTTGACTTTACGCATCTTAGCAGAGTCAATAGGACGTATCTCAATAATACCTTCTTTCGGTTGAGCTTCATTGATAATCAAATGGTGGAACATTCTACCATCAATGTACCAACGTCTGAAGATGTCATGACCTAACTCTTTAAAATTAAGCATGCCGTAGATGTTATCGAATTCTTCTTTGATTACTTTTTTAATTCTATCTGGAGCTTCAACATCTTCAAGATTAATATCGAGTGTTTGCTCTAATTGTGAACCAGTAATCGCTTCGTTCACAATATCTTCGATAGCCATATCAACTTCTGGATGCATCGCATTACCACGATACTTCATTATGAGTTGATAGTTATCCTTTGAATCATCATCACCTAAATTGAGATACTGGCCGTAATGTGAACCAGACGCAGTAGCATAACTACCACCTTCATCATCTCTTGGCGGAACGATCGAAGGTGCTTTTTCTTCTTCCTTCTTTTTGGCACGTTTTATTTCAAAGCCAAATAATTTAATGCCTTCTTGTCCTGCTTGTTCAGCCATTGTAATTCCTTAAACTAGAGTAAGGGACCGACCTAAGCCGGTCCCTCTATATTTATTTAGCTAGTTGTGTTAGACTCAAAGTACTGATATGCCCATGTACATGTGAATCTTTCAATGTTATCGTTATCAGCATAAGACACTGCAATTTCTGACAGATCCTGAGGATATGCACCACGGAAGGTGTATGTCTTCAATGTGTCACCATTACGGTCTAGCTGTTCAACTTTCAAATCAGCTTCGTATGCAATAGGTGTTGTAAGACCAGTATTAGCTGAGTGAGCATTAATACCATTCATCCAACGTTCGATTGCATTACGAATATTGAAGTCAGTATCATTGATGATAGTAGTTTGCCATTCGGCAAATGTACGATCACCGGCCATCTTTAGGATTCTACCACGGAAGAATACCGGAATGATACCAAATGTTGAACCAGGAAGTGTAGCAGCTTCACACAAGAACGATGTAAGTTCTGGATCACCTTCTGCAAATCCTGGATAATTGATTGTAGCTTTAAAGAGGTTAGGACGTGCACCGCCACCTCTCAGTTTTGACTTAAAGTCATCTACACCGAGAACAGCCATTTCCTACCTCCTTACACTGTGCCTACAACTTCTTCAAAGTCAACACCTGTTCTTACAGCTACGAAGTTAAGAGTAACGTAGTTGATTGAACGTGCTGGTTTGATGAAGATGTTTGCTATGAACTCATTGCGATCTACAACAGCAGCTGTATTGTTTGTTTCATCACAGACTACACGGAAGTCTGTAATACCACGCCGACCTTTGACTTCTCTCAGTACCGGTTCGACAATGTTAACAAACTCTGCACGAGTAAACTCATCGTTAAACTCGAACATCACTTGCTGTGCTGCTCTACCAATTGCTCTTTCCAGTATGAGGAACAATCTACGAACGTTAATACGGTCAAAGGCAGATGGTCTACCAAGTGCCGTCTTATCGCCAAAGAGGATTGTACCTTGTCCAGGAATGTTTGCAATCGGATTAATATCTGCTCTGTACAGTGCATCACGCTGAGACTTATTAGGGCTATAGACCAGTGAAGTAATACCTAGGTATTGACCTCTACGTGAACCTGCTGGTGAGAACCATGCAGCTCTATTTAAGTCAGTTGCAGCCATGATACCTGCAGTTGATGAAGCAGCTGGAATATTAATATACTGATCGTTATACTTATCGTAAACTTTCAGATAGTTACCATCGACTACAAGATACGATGAATTCGTAAATGTATCTGCGGTAGCAATAATATTCGTATTGATTGTTGCTGCGCTTGTTAGGTTAACAATATCATCACGAGCTGGTGATGCTACAACCACACAATCTTTTCTAGTTTGTTGTGCTGTAGCTACTAGATCATTGACTACTGTTGTTTGATCTGTTGTAGTTGTCATTCCTGGTGCAATTAAGAAATCTACTTCTACTTGATCTTTATCTTCGAAGAGATCAAAACCAGATAGGAATTCTGAAGTTCCTAATGCTCCGGAATTTGCACCTTTATCAAAAGTAAATGTTTTGATCGATGCATTAGCTAAGAAATCATCACCGCTATCTACATCTGTACTTGCACCTGCTGCTAGATGATCAGAATCGAAATCTACCATCCACACATATTCGGAACGCTCGTTAATTACATCAACGGCGTAATTAGTTGTCCCATCTGTGTTTTTAGCATTACGTCCTACAGATAAGAATGGGAATGTTTCGAGTACTTCACCACGAGTACCGGTAAACTTACCTTCTTTATCGACAACAACCACATGTACTTCATCATGTGATGCATTACGATTAGAAGCGAAAGTTGATGTATTAGGCTTCTTATCAAAGTTATTACGATAAGCCCATGTACCAAATACTGCATTAGCAGAATCTGATGGACAGATCTGAACTTCAAGTGAGTTACCTAATGAACCCGGATATTTCGCAATGAATGTATGCGAATCTGAATCGAGTGCTGATTTTTGTGCATCAAAATCATCATGATTTTTGATTAACTCAGTTGGCAGTGTTCCATTACTGTCAGTAGCAAGCTGACCTAATGTTGCACGAGAGTTTAATGCTGCACTGGTAACTTCCCTTACTACTTGCAGAGAACTCGAATACCGCAAGAAGTATTGTGCTGAGTGGAAGTCTACCGTATTTGCTGAGTCTGGCGTTGCAAAAGTATCAACGAGAGTAGCTTCATTGTCTACTGATACTCTTTTTTCTGCAGGCCCCCAGCGAAAGTTTCCAACGATTGCTCCAGTAGTAGACTGAACGTTAGGTACGCCACCGGTCAGATCTATCTCTTTAACAACAACCGCAGGACTTTCAGACGGTGTAAAGAGTGCCATTGCTTCTTCCTTTTAATTATATGTTAAACATAATACGGTTGTTTTCAATATTTGCTATTATTTATAATTTTACAAATCTCTGTCGAAAAAGCCATCATCAGTACGTAAGTCAGGATCAAACTCTTTTACTTGCCAATTATCTTTTCTATCTTGCTGAGTTAATACTTCTGCAAAATCTTGGCCATCATCTATAAATCCAAATGGTACGATATTGTCTTCAATTTCTTTCATCCTTTGCTCAAACAACATTTGCTTTAAGTTAATATCAGTCATATCAGCAAAGTACTGTGTAGAAACAAAGTAACCAAACATCACTAGGTTCATCATTAAATCATCATGGTTACCATCAGATGCTTCGTATGATTGTCCTTTAGCTTCAAATGTAGAAATTTCTAATATTGTTTGTTCATCTACTATTTTAAGTTTACGTGATTCCAGAATATCTTTAATTGCAGAACAACCAAGTCTTTTAGTTTTACGAGTTATTTCGATGCCGATCTTATCTGCTTTGATTGCAGACTCAACATGTACATTCTCGTATTCTAATTCATGGTATAAACCATTACAAACTACAGTACCCTGATCATTTGATTCTACAACTACATAAGCATCGTTGTAAGATTTTGCGTACTTATATATAATATTGGGGAAGAGTAAAGGAGAGATAGTGTTGTTGCGATATACAGCCACCTGCTCAAAAGGCCTAGAGCTAATATCGAGTAAATTAAATGTAGAGTAGTCCTGACCTCTTCCCTTACTTACATCAACAGTCATAATATATTCATGACCTTTTACAGGTTCTTTATATACTTTTAGTAAACCACCTTCTAAAGTATTAATAGGGTTTTGAGCTCTTAATGATAAGAGAGTATCTGCGTTAATAAGTGTATCACCAGTACCAAAGAAAGTGTTGCCGAATTCCTGATCAAACTGCAATTGACTGGTATTAGCAATTGTTTGTTCTTTCCAGTTTTTATCTCGTCCTGGTACATCCCACCAGTCAACACGGAAAGATTTAAATTCATTTATACCTTGTACTGCACCTTCCCATATCTTGTGGAACTGATTACCAATACCGTTAGCAGTAGAAGTTACAATAACTTTGGTATCTTTACCAGATGATACTACTGGATAGGTAGAGGTGTAAAACTCAGAAGCTCTTTCAACAAAAGCAAACTCATCGAGATAGAGAAGATTGACAGATAGACCGCGAATAGAAGAGCCAGATGTGGCCGCCGCGAGGACACGGCTATTATTCGAGAACTCAATCGATCCTTTATTAAGTGCCTTGCATCCCGGTTGCAAAAAGAACGGAATATTTTCCAACATAAGCGTAATGCGAGATAGCATTTCCCGAGCAGTTGCCCCTTTATTCGCAAGAACCGCAATTGTTTTTTCCGAATTAAAGAGTGCAAACCACAGCAGGTACGCGCACGCCGATATTGATTTTCCCGATTGTCTGCAAGCCAGTACAATGTTAAACCGATGCTCATTAAATGCCTCAAACATCTTTTCCTGATAGGGGTACAAGTCAAATTTGACTAAACCTTTATCAAGTGAAATAATTTTACAATATTTTTTAGCGAAGTATGATGGTGATTTCATACACCTTGCATACTCTTGAACTAGTTCCTCATCCCATGCCTGTAAAACACCATCACGTTTTACATTAGGATTCCCGAGGTAGCTCTCTGTCTGGTGTAACGTCAATTATGTTTTCATCCTGTTGTAGCAGCCTTTGAAGATCTGCTGTTGATCCAAGAAACACGTTATTAGTGGTTGTGTTTGCAACCTGTTTCACTTCTTCTTTGTTTATATCTTTTTGCTTCTTATTCAGATCCATCAATTTATCATTTACATCCGATATGTTTTTAATCATACCAGATAAAACTTCATATGCTCTTGGATGCTCAGAAGCACGAGCTACTTCGATCATATCTTCTAGGCCTTCTCTACCTTTTTCAATTAATTCATAATATGTTTGGCGAGAATAATCATAGTCAGTTTGTACATTCTTATTTTCATCACTCATTATGCGCTATCACTTCCAAGAACTACTTCTTCAGTAAATCCAAAGTCACTGTCTGGCATACCAATTGCCGTTAATGGATTCGGTGTAACAGTAACTCTTTCTAAATATATATCTGAATCACCGCCAAGGCCAGCATTCATTTCAAATATATCAGCTTCAGCCTTACGTATGATATTTTTATTCTCAATATCACCGTAGAATTGCACTTTCATTTCAAAAGTCAATGTGTAAATAATTGTTCGTCTTTGTTCTAGAGGTCCTTCATAATCATCACTAAATGTAACACCAGTAATTACAATAGGGACATCTTCTACAAATGTAGGATACAAATCTTTAAAGGGAAAAATTGATAATGTATATTGTGGATTAAATGTTGGTAGTATCTGTTCAACAATCTGCAATGCATCATCTTGATTCTTAGCAAAAATATTTAAAGAGAATCCAATATTATAAGGTACAGGTGAATAAAACTTTTGCCTTTGTTCACGAGTAGCTCCAACAGTATTAAAGTTACTTACTTTTGTCAATTGCCGTGTTAAGTCATACGATATATCTGTAATTTCAAATGACATCCTTGGTAACTTTAAAGCTACACG